CCACCGGCGTCACCGCCAGCATCACCACTATCTGTTGGTGGTGTTGGTGGTTCTTCTTTTGGTTGTTCACCAGTTTTCATTATATGTGGATACAAAGGATAGAAAAATCCATAGCGTTTAATTTTTTGTTTAGCTTTTTTACGCTTTTTGTTTGCTTCTTCCAAAGTATCGGCAGTAGTGATAGATAATTCTTCCACAAGATCAGGTGCGAGTTTTTCGACCAAAAAATTGTGTTGCTCAATATAATTATTTAATACTACTACTTGTTCAAAAAGTTTATCTAAATTCATCGTCTTGAACCCGAGAAGAAGGTTGGTATTGATTGGATATTTAAATCCAACGCGTTATTATTGATATCAAACAAGTCAGTTTTAAATACTAAACTTGCAGTTGTTTGTGTCGTGTTAGGTACTGTGATTGTGACTTCACCAGGACTAAATGCATATTCTTCAGCAACCTTTAATGAAATGTTTGCAATTTGCCAAAATCCATTGTTAATAACAAATCGCAATCCCGCATTACCAATTCGTGGAACCGTGAAGTTAAATGTTTTGTTTGGAAAGTATGCTACTTTTTCTTTTGTACTAACAGATGCTATTTTTTGTCCGAATATATTGTCACCCACTATAGCAGATCCAGTTAAATACACATCCATTACATATTGACTTGAAGTAAATGCATATGACGCAGAAGTTGTATATACATAACTATCGAACTTCAATGTATATTCCGATGTTGGGAACAGATCAATTTCTTTACGAGTACCAATGAAATAACTACTAGTAGTTGTTACGGCGTATCCAGCATCTAACATATAATTGTTATCACGACTCAAACTGATGTGCGTTGCTGCATTTATAGTATCGTCACCATACGAAGTATCTGGTATTCCCGACCCCGTAACATTATGTGCATACCAACTCGCAGTTAATATTGATAATGTATTGAATACTCCGATTGGTTGTTCTCTATCATCTTGATCCGTTGAACTTGTTATTAATAATTCACCTACTCGTGTCGGAGTATCTGCAACGAAAGCAAAATCTGTTTGAGAACCGGCTTGTCTATTGGAAGTTTTAATTCTAAAAATTTCACCACTGATCGTATCCAAATTGATAATACGCAGTTTTGCGAACGATAATATACTACCCGTTGTTAAAGTAGAACTTTCACTTACATAATAATATTCTATAGAACCAGTAAGGGATTTTGCTGTTCTAACATATGTCGTTGCGGACGCCGTATATAAATTTTCACCAATTTCATACTGCCCATTTTTAATTGGTGTAATATTTAATACACTATTATCTACAGAACTTGTAATAGTTGTGTCGGTAAATGACTTTGATGCGTTTAATAATGAAAGTGGTAAATTTAGTGATGCTGTGTGAATTTGTGTAATTTCTATAGATTCTGTTGTTGCTGGTATTGTACCTCTGTATGTTCTTTGCTGTAGGGTAAAACTGCCAGTTATTTTTGGTGTCAAATGTGACGAGTTAAATTGAATTGATTCACCATCATTTACAACGACAATATATCCTTTCTGTTTATTTAAAACAGATTTTGGTTTCAAAGTTATATTTGATATTGCAGTATTAATTACTGATTGGCTTAATAACGAACCAGTTAGTAACAATTCATCTACTATTATTTCAGGTTGTTTTTTAATTCTAATTGGTGTTATATTTTTTGTTTTCGGTTCTATAATAATTTTTTTCTGCCATCGTACATTTGGTGATTGTGTTACCTCGTTTGGTAATACTGTGTTGGTTTTTGCGTTTATTCTTGCGGTTCCTACGATGGTTAATAGCGCAGAACCACGGGGTGTATTTTCATACACTTCAACAACCACCAATCTCGCACCACCTTCTACAAATCCTCTAATTGCCTCAACATACAAACTATTACCGTTAGAGTCTATAATTTCTATCAAAACCTCTGTGTTTGGTTTTAGTAGAGAAGTTCCAGATATTAAAAAAGCATTACGACCACCCGTAAACACACCAGATAATTGTTTTATATTAAAATATAAAGACTCAGGTCCAGTGTCGGTTATCAATACTGGTAATTGTGCTAGATTTTGTTTTGATAATATTTTTTTAATTCGTGGCATAAGTTCTCTTCGTGTTAACTACTCAATATAAATAGTTATCACGATTGAATATAACTCCATCCGTCCTCTCGTTTGATTTCAATTAAATGATCTACCATATCTCGTACTGCATCTAAGTGACTAATAACGATTAGGAAATCAAATTGAGCTTTGAGGATACCGAATAGGGTGTGCATCGAACCCAGGTTCTCCGCGTCCAGTGTTCCCAATCCTTCGTCTACTATCATAAAATTAGATTTTGGTAAATTACTAGCGTTCATCAAGGCTACACGAATTGCCAAACTACTGATAAACCGTTCCATTCCCGAACTGTTTTCTAATGGCCAAATACGATCATAATCATAGTTTAATTTACCCACAATATTTTTCCCATCCACTTCCAACGAAATTGTGAAATCTACGATCTGTGTTAATATATTGTTTATTTCTGCCTCAATATTTGGAATTGCTTTACTCATTAGTTCGTATGGGATACCATCACGACCAACTGCTTCCATATAGTATTTATACGCTTCGTAGGTATTCTCCAACTGTTCCGCTTCTTTAATCTGATTCATAATATCGGTCTTACTGGCCTCCAGAACGCGGATTTCCCCGTGAAGGTCACGAAGCACCTTTTCCAGATGATTAATTTGCTTCTTGCTACTCTCAATATCATGTTCCACATATTCAATATTCGTGTCAATATCAAGATTATGTTTGATGTTTTCTTCATTTGCCCGATGAAGTTCAATATCTTTGTTAATCTGTTCCACTTGTCGATCATACTTTTCAATCACGGTAATTAACTTTTGAATAGTTAATTCTTCCGATTGTGATTTGCGTTGTAATAATTGAATTTCCGTTTGCAATTCAATATATCGTTCATACTGTTCTACTCGTTCTTTCAACGGTTGTTTCTGAAATTCAATGTCTGCAATGGCGTCTTCTTGCTTCTTCTGTATGTCGTACAATTCTGATAGCTCAAGTTTTACTTGTTTCAAATCATCAATTACTGATTGGTTATTAGTAACACAGACATCACAATTTGGATTATATTTATAACTTTCTAATTTTTCCTTAAACTTTTCCTTTTCTGCTATCTTGGATATCGTTAGTTTACACGCACCATTTCCCTTTTTAACTAGTTCAGATAAACGATTATATTCGTCAGTATCTCGTTTTAATTCGTCACCAACAAATAATTGTAGATTTTTTGTTTTGTCGTGAATTATTTCCTGTAGATTGGTTAGTCGTACCTCCGCTTCCTCTTTATCTTTTTCGTTGATTGTATACTGCCCAGTTGCGTTTTTTAAATCAGATTGTAACTTGGTAATATCCAATTCAATATTTGGTACTAGTTTCTTTTGATCCTGCCAATTCTTTAATCTAGCATATAATACTTCTCGTTCGTCCTTAACCTTCGTAGAACTAGTTTCTACTCGTGTATGTTCATCACGAGAAATATCCAATTTGTTTTGTGTATCTGATAGTGTCTGAGTAAAATCTATCTTTTTGAACTTCTTCAATGCTCCAGAAATTTCTTTTATCTCATCATTTGCGGTGTCTGCTAACTTATCAAAAATACTCAATCCCATAAACTGAATAAGTAAATCCTTTCGTTCACTATGTGACTTGTCAATAAACAACGCATTACTAGTTTGCCCACTTAGTGCTGTCAATACGAAATCTTCATAACTACCCACATAATTACGAATGTTAACATTGGTATCACGACGATCTTCACCATTTAAGGATGTATGTGTGCCGTCGTTGTTTTCCTTCCAGAATGAAACATCAACTTTCACATCACCAGTTTTCTTACGGGTGCCGGTTCTACGAATATAAAAGATTTCATTGTTAATTTCAAACTTTAGTTGACAAGTAAATTCATCCTTACGATTATTCATAATATGATCACCACGGAATGCTCGTGGGGTCTTATCATATAAAGTAAAGATAAGCGCATCCATCGCAGAACTCTTTCCACTTGCGTTCTGTGCGAAGATACCGTAAATACCCCGCATTTTTCCAAAGTTAATAACATTATCTTCTCCGTAGGAGAACATATTAGAAAATTTCAATTGAAGCGGACGCCAATTTACATTACGGGAATGATCATCGTGATTAATACTAGAATTGAGAGTATTGTTTACTTCCAATATTTGTTTCATCAAGTTTGGACTGATGGTATTATCGTATGTTCGTTCTAACCAATCTTGAATAAGTGTATTTTGGATATTCACATTTTGAACATCCATAATTTCCAATCCACTCTTCAATTTTTCTCGTTCGGCGTTATCGTGCTTGGATTTATTAATACTTAATTCAATAATATTATGTTGTTTTCTTAATACGGATACCAACTTCTTCACCCCAGTAGTATCCAATGCTCCTGTGAAAATACGCATACGAACATTTTTTGGTACATCCGACAATACAGGAACCTTACCATTTTTAACATCCACTGTGTAATATCCAAAATTATTTGGTACTTCTTTAAAGATATGCGTAAAATTTTGCATATCCCACAAACACCACCCATGATTATTTACGGTTTCCCCGTGATTTTGCTGGATAAGTGATGATGAATATACGATAATTGGTTTCCCCGTACCACGTTCTTGCAGAACTTGATACTTGTGAATATCCCCAAGCAATACCGCATCGAATCCATTAAATGTTGATACATCAACATGACGATTTGTAATGACATATCGAGCATCTGTTTGCGCTCCATGAACAGGTCCATGATATAATGCAACTTTCTTTTTCGATGTACAATCTTTGTACGAAGGCCACTTTTCCTTTTCATCCAAAATAGAAAATACGGCAAAATCTGTATCTCCTACCTGGTATACACCGGAGTGTTTGAGATAATGTAATCGATCATGATTAATACTTTTAATCAACGGAGTCAAACTATCCAATCTGTTCATGTTGGACAGGTTCAAATCATGATTACCAGCAATCACTATTGTTGGGGCAATGTCAGCTAAATTCTTTAAAAATTCAGTTGCTAACATGACCATTTCAGGACTCATATCTGTTTTTGCGTGAACAATATCACCTGCAACAACAATAACCGAGTCAGTCAAATCTTCTTGGCGTAACTGGTTATAGAGTGTTTCAAAACATTCCCGATATTCATCGTGTCGTTTAAATAATCGTATATGAATATCGGCGAGGTGTACAATTTTATTAAGTTTATTAATACCAGCAATATATGTCATGTATTTTGTAACCTATTTTGTATAAAGTCCTTAAAGGTAGTTTGCTGGGCATTATTAATAAACTCCCAAGTTTTTTGAAATCCCAGTTCTGCCGCATCTCCACCACTAACAGATACTTGCGACACATTAATTCCGTGTGCCTTCAATTTTTGTTCTAATTGTAATGCTTCTGTTCGCGCATCATCATCAAGAAGAATATATACATTCTTCACTTGATTTTCAAGTAGTTTCACTTCTAATTTTTTTGGTAAAAATTTCCCTAGCATTGGAATTGCATTACGACGAACTGATATAGCGTCGAATACTCCTTCTACTAATATAATTGCTTCATTCCAATTAATTTGTTCTTCAAATACCACCACATTCTTTGATACTGGTGGGTTTTTGTATTTCATGGTAGTATCGTGATATGATCGAGCAATAAAATAATTCAGCTTACCAGTAATATCGTATGAAGGAACAATAATACGACCACCATAATGTCCAGTTTCACAGTATCCCATACGGTAACGGATAATATCATATCCCGAAATACCACGCTTTTTTAAATAATTAACTGCGTGTTTATATTCGTAAGTATTAACTGGTTTCCAGAGAGGTTTATATTCATACGGAAGTTGTAACGATACAACTTCGTCTGGATTTTCTCTATAGATTTTTATATCATCGTCGGATAAATATTTTTTTAATTCTTTAATTTGTGTTGGTGATACATCCAACTTTTTAAATAATCCAATAAGATTATTTCCGCGTGCTCCGCATATCCAACACTTCCATTTATTTTTGATAATATTAACTGCGAATTTCTTATGATGATGATGACAAAAAGGACAATGGAAGTAGTGTTCTCCCTTGCCCATTTCTTTGTAATCACCGAGTATTTGCGATAATAGAGAGATTAGATTCATAGTAATACTAAATCTAACCTCTCTACTTCGATATGTCAAGTGTCTTTTTGTTTAGTTAGTTCAAAGAAATGGTCTACTTCTATAATAGCATATGTTTTACTATTATTTCTTTTAAAGAAAACTACGGGATGCGTATTTTCTTTGGTATTGGTTTCTGCTTGTTGTAAAGCTGACCAAATATTAACCTTTTCTTGATTTTTACATTCTGGTGAGTACGGAAACATTTTCCGAGCAGCGGGCGATAATTTTATGTCAGCTCCCGAATCCCCCATCAATGTCGATACGACATCATCAGGTTCTAATGTCGGAAAATGTTCTAGTATAAGATCACGAATTGCATTCTGCAGGCGTTTTCCTTTATTTTTTGCCGACCTAGTTTTCATATAACCTCTTTATTTTATATTATGCCGGATTGTATACCAGTTTAATTCCAGATGTTGCTTCATTTATAGTTTTAAACTGAGTCTCTGCTTTAGTAGCTAAATATTTCTGAATGAGTTTTGATCCGTACTGTGCTAATTTTGGATCTACAGAGCGTTTCTCATAAGTGGACAGTGCATCTGCTGTATATTTTGTATAATCCGCTTCGGCTGCCTTCGAAATACCGTCCACCGCCAATGAATTTTTTGCTTCATTTACAGTAAATTCTTGTTGAAATTTATTTGCGGTATCTACAAAATTTGTAGCATTTTTTTGTTTGTTAACTTCGTCTACATCTGATTGTAAACGAACACTAAAATTTTGCGTACCACCAGGAATTGAATTCAATCGGTCGTACTTTGTTTTACTTTCAAATAATTCTACTAATTTGGACATATTATTCTCCACATTATGTGTCAAACTTCACAATAAAAGTTTGTGGAACATTTAGTGTTCTCGGGATGGGTTGTGCTAATTTCGCTACTGCAACCAATTCATAACCATTATACAAACCAATCGTTGTAATATACGGTGTTACTGAACCAGATTCGAATAAATTATATAACGATTCACCAGACGATGCTGTTGCCGATGCCGATGGATTGTAATTTAATTCATAATCTGTGTATGTAACCGTTGTTGCTCCACTGACATATGATCCTGTAATGGAGTTAAAAAACTTCAAACTTGGATTATAATAACTTCTGTTAAATTCATTTGGCTGTATATTACAAACAACTTTATTTTCATAAATTGTGGTTGATGACGAAAATGCCACTACAAGGGGAATGTACTCTTTTATTTGCAATCCACCGATTGATATGGATTGTGTTGTTGCGGAGACATTCGATTTTATTACGGCAATACCATGTTTATAAAAAATATTTCCAACTACATTTGACACATTATTTACATATAATCTACCATATCCGTCATCTAGTATTTTAGTAGATGATCCAGAAGTTTGCATACTAAATGTTGATTCCTTTACACCGTCACCAATTGCTTCGTTAGCTAAATTAAATACAAATAAGGAACCAGACGGAGTAAATTTTGTAACCGCAACTGATTCAGTACCATATCCAACAAATGACTTTGATGAATAAAAACTTGTATTTAAAAATGTAAATAACTGATATGCATATACACCCGATTCATTTATATATCCCACATCAAAATCGTTTTGTTGAAAACTTATCCAGTTTTCCGGTGGTTGATGTGCGATATCAATAGATACCTGGAGCGGATTATTCGCCGCTCCAGATACTATTGTATAACTTTGTGATGCATATGCGATAAATGGTTCTTTCGAATATCCATCACGGTCGAGAGGTTTGAGAACTCTCATAGAACCTCCCGTATATTATTTATAACTAACACTTACAAATTACTCGTTATTAAAAATCCAATCTTACTCTGACGAGAGCTTCCTTGTCAAATGTCTTTTCCAACGGACGACTCATTTTTGCTACTGCCAGTAATTCCTTCGAATTATTATACAATCCAACAGTTGTTGCGTATATATGTGGATCTTGTACGAAATCTTCATTCAAGATTTGTCCGTTTGTATTATTATAAAATGTCGGATTATTTGAGTAATTAAAATCTTTATTTCTTAAGCGAACGAAATAATGTGTCGATGAAATAGTTTCTGCAGAACGAGCTTGAAAATCTTTACCCAATACAAGTGATCGAACTAATCCATCATGATTATATTGTGGTCGTGGAGTTCCTGTAAGAGTTCCGGCGATTGATCCTGTATATGGAGCGAAAGGTTTTCCAGCACTTCCTGCCGCCGTGGAATAAAAATAATCTTCCGTGTTACCATTACCGGTACCTGTTGAAGAACCCGTTACCGACGCGGACAAGAATCCAATCGTTGGAATTATAGCATCTGGATTTAATACAATGATACCCAAATCCGGATAAACCAATCCAAATCCCTTACCTTGTACGGATTCCGATGTTACGACAGTACTCCCACTTATACCAGTGAGTGATCCAGAAACTACATTAAATACTCGTCCTGATTTTGCAGTTGCGGACTTTGCACTTAGTGTTTGACCACTATCGTCAATAAAAGTAAATGCACCGTTTGAACCTGACAAGGTTATTAACCAATTACCAGGATCTAACTGTTCTCGTAATCTACTTCTAGCAATATTGATAACATAGATATGAGGTGTACTATAATTACCGAATGTGAACAAATCATCGGACGGATCTAATAAAATATTCTTATACTGTAAATAGGTTGCTTTGGTTGATAAATTAGCCAAATCATCTTGAGCTAATGTCGGCGTACCATCACCGTTTGAATGACCATATGCTACGGCAAATTGAACTTCCGCCGTACTATCGGTAGATGGGCTTTTGTCGTAGATATCAAAATAATACTCACCACTTGAAGAAATTTGTGTACTTGAGGAAAAAAATGAAGTTAAACTTCCCGTGTCTCCTGACCACAAACCCGTAGTTACAGTGGTTTGATTTGCCACTACGATATCTTCATCAATGTTAAAGGGAACAAATGTACGAATTGGCATATATCAAACCTCTGTTATACTGTTGGTTTGGCCTTAACCGTAACAGTTACGGTCTTGGTTGCGCCTGTTAAATTATTGATAATTGTAAGTTGCGTTACACGATCAACTGTTAATTCTTTTGCTGTTAAATTAAATGTAAATCCTTGTACCACGACAGCATTTGCCGAAACAGCTTGATTCGCGGTAAAGAATGGTGTAGTTGTACCCGTTGGTAATGGTGCACCAGTAGATATGGTGGAAATGGTTCCATCATACAAGATTGCGGTATATCCAGCTGTTGCGAGTTCTGCGGTGGTTGTTGGATTCACCGTTACAGAGTCATTATAATTTAATGTGTATCCCGTAACACCCAACGAAATTGTTGGAATTTCTTTTGTACCACGATCCAACGATACTAACTTGTATCTCATAGATTGTGTTTCATCTGGTGATGCTTCCAGTACGGGCATATTTTCGATAATTGACCCGTAATACGAAGAACCGAGTGGATGTGAAGTAGTATATAATGTATAATCTACCTCATCATCGGCCACAGCGAACTGTGTGATGTTGAATTGACTTTGACCTTTCGATAGTAATTCTCTACCTTTCTTGGTCAATATCGCATCAACAGTGATAGTTGAGTTGTTTAGATATCCCATTGTTTTTGCCCCTTTAACTTAAGTTGTCGAATATAAATATGTTACAAATACTTTTTACTACACATTTAGGTTGGTTCCACCCAAGTTTTCTTCGTCTAACAAGATATTTGGGGAAACCGTGATTGATGTTCCAGCGGTTGAGGTGACTTCTACAGGTGAACGACCATCTGTGGTAGTATCTTGTGTTTGCAGACACCCTATGTAATTTCTTCGTTTTGTCGATATCAGGTTATCTCTAAAGAACTTATAATGTCTTTGTAGATATCCCTTTGGAATAATTGATTCCGTTTCTATAGCGTAATACCCGAAGTCAATATTTAAATCATTGATAAAATTTCCACCCACTTCATCTATGGTATAATAAATCAAAGCGTTTGGAGAAGCATCGGAATTTACCAATCGAACTTCGGGGAAAAGCCCATAATTAATATTTTGTATGTCACTTGTCACAGTAAAATCAAATAATACTCCGTGATCCCCAGTAGGTTCAATTCCAACAGGTCTGTCAAAATCAGCACTTCGGTTGGCGTTGGTACTATATAATCTAATTCGTATATCTGCTTGACTTGCTCGTATAGAAAATAACGCTGCTATAATCTGTAGTCGGACGGTACCTACCAAGCGAGTGTTTGCTGATATTGCTTGAATTCGCAATCTTGTATTGTATCGTTTTGGTTCATTAATTGGTCTACTGATATCCACGATAGTTAAAGGTAAAATTCGTAGATCTTCTATGCTTGGTGTACTGTATGTGTCGAATATTACTCGGTATGGAGTTTGTACTGCCCGACCAACATAAAAAATAGGTACCCAATTATTTTTATCTAGCGTCGGATAATTGTATGAATCAGTAGGTGCGTTGGGTGATACGAATCTATACAATTTATTGTTACCGTATTTTGCGTCACCCGTTGCTCCCAGCTGAGTCACTACATCATTTTTACTATATGTAGTACCGAACGACCATGTAGCTTGAGATCCTGTTAGAAAATTATATTGTTTATTTCCAACTATTTGTTTTTGAGTTCGTTCAAGATAATAAATACCATTGGTTTTATTAAAATAATTTATAACACCATAATCTCTAAAATCAGCTCTGGGTGGTATTTCCTCGAATATTGATGCTTGTATTATATTTTTATTTTGTGTTGATAATATCTCACCGATATCAATTGTATCTTCGTATGTTAAATACGATGACACTACTTGTGATTTGTTTATCGTATCTATAGCATCACCAGAATATATCGCGTAATCACCCAGAACCTTAGCATTTACCATCTGTACTTTCGCACCGTCAAGTAATCCGTTCAACAAATCATCTACGAGTATTGAATTGTTGACCGATGATATCGTTGTTTCAAATGTGTTATAATCACTGTTCGATAAATTACTTGGTAGTTGTTCAATCGATCCGTTGAGTTGTAATGTGTCTGCGGAAAGAATAGTTATTTTTGCATTGTCGTATAGTGCCAAGATATCAGTATATGCTGCATTTACAGTTTGTTGCGATTTTATATTGATGTCTGTTTCGGTGGACACCGTGATGTCCATATCGCGGTGTCTTGTTCGTGATGTACTTACTGCCGCTGTGTTTCGTTTGGTATTTGCTCCACTAAACTTAGTAGGTTTAATAGATAACACTTTTTTCCGTTCTAATAAATTAGGTTCTATTATAATACCAGTAGCTAATGTTGTCTTTGCTGGTACTAATGTTTTTGCTTGTTCAAATAATACTGGAGAAATTTTATCAAAGAATCTGACGAACTGTGGAATGTTAACTGCTACACTATAATACTGATTATAATACGACTTAAATGCTTCTAGATTTGGATATGCATTTTTAAATTGATTTCCTGGATATCCTATTGCATCCGCAATATTGAAATTTCCCAAAGAACGAACAATTATATTATTTGTTGCATCGGTTGGTGATACAAAGAACCCAACAAATTTCTTAGATTGTGGTTGTTGTTTTCGTTCTTCAATTGAAACAATACTTTTTGTTCTACTCAATAATGGTTCACCCAACGGAGTTGTTTCTTTAAATATCGCCGGCGGTTGAATAATAATTTTATTGCTTCCGTATGCAGATGCACCACCATTCGTCGTATATTGATATACACGACGAGTAATACGCGACATTTGATATGGGAATGCTGGTTGATTGGTAAACCCATATGCTAGTATATTACTTAAATTTGGTAGTAACGGTTTGGTGGGATCTGATACGCCATCTTTGTTTTTATACGGGGTATCATTACTTGTACTACCAGACGATAAATTTTGTGGTTTGTGAAATGATAAACGAACATATAAATTTTCTGCAGCCGACCAGTATGCGTTTCCAGCAAAACTTCCCGGATTTAATGCTTGATCTAAGAAATTATCATTTTCTATTTCTTCACCCCAAATACGAACTTCGTCAACCGTTCCATCAAAATTATTCAATGATAATGAACCAGATCCACCGAGATACATGTTCGAAGTTAATGGTAATGCATTTCGTAAATATGATGCGGTGGTGTGCATGCTCGATGTATATAATATTTCCTCACCATCTGATTTAGCAACTTGGAGATTAACACTTGATGTATTGTATCGTAACATTACATCAAAATAATCACCACTAAAGAAATTACTATAACTACTGGTTAATAGTACTTCCCCTATATTATTTGTGACTTCAATTTTACCTAACGATGACGCACCAGATGGATGCGTGTTTAATCGCATATGCCATAAATTATCACCGGTAGTTAGAGTTGTTACTTGCTTGTTTGTTGACGCAAATCTAAATTGTACGGTGTGTATATCACGGAACGACGATGATAGTGGAAGTTGTAAGTAGGATCCAGAATTAAAGTTTAGTGCATTTGTAACTTCATCAAATATTTCAAAACTTCCTGTAGTTGGTGTGTCAGATTCTCGTATGGTTACTATTTGTTCGTTTAGTCCAAAGATATTTAATAGTGCTTGTAATGATGTTCGAGAACCTTTGATACGATTTAAATATAACGAGTTATGTAAGAATCGTTTAAATAATTCAGTAGTTAGTTCTCTACGCTTACTCAATGAGGTAGAATCTGTTATGTAATTATATAAACTGTCCATTGCATGTGGATTAATTAAATTCAAACCAAATGCTTTTGATACTTCCCACACCAAATCTTGTGACAATCCATCTGTTGCACTAACATTTCTATCGTAAATTTTTGTAAAATTCTCAATATACAATCGTATATTATCAAAGAAATGTCCAATTAATTTTGTAAATGTTATAAATTCTGCTGATTGTGTGTCCGATTGCAAGTATGATGGAATACTATTTATCATTGTTTGATGATTAAATTCATCGTATCGGTTTGCGATAACACTTTGTGTAGCATACCAATTAATTGCTTCGGTTTCTGTTGGCAGATATAATGTTCCATTGTCTCGTTTAGGCCAAGTACCGTCTATATTATACTCGGTATTATTGTCTGTCCAATATACACTCGCACTATATGCACTTCCCGATCCATAGAACAAATATCGTTCATATCCATCAAACCCACGAATAATTTCTTCCATTTCCAATGCTGCTTTCTTAGATCCTTCTCGCAGATACAAAGATGAGGATGGTAACTCTGGTGGAGAAAATATAGTAACCGTGGATCCGGTAGATATCAACAGAGATCCACTAGGTGGAACTAGTGTAGTTGGGCTTGGATATGATGCCGATGGACTGCTTATTGTTACTGGTGTTGTAATTAAGAATGCGTTTGTTCCAAATATAGAATCTTCGGCAAACCCCCCGAGATATCTAGAATTTTGTTCTAGTGCATACAATCGTAGTAGTTGTTGTCTAAAACCAGCCAATCGTGCTTCTGCTGAACTGAATTTTACGAAATTATTATAATTCGTATAATCTATGTTTAATTCTGATGAACGATAATCATCCGTAAACCAACGGCGTAATATCTCATTAGCAAAACTATAATTCCCGTATGTATCGTCACTGCCCTCTACACTGATACCGATATTCTCTAGATTTTTATTTCGTAAAATATTTGCAGCAGAATTTAATACTTTTAAATCATTGTTTAGTGGTCGTAACCACAAACTGGTGTCTTGCAGTGGTGCAATTTCAATCTTTACGGTATCAACAATTGTATTAGCGACTTCTCTACTAATTAAAACATTCTGTCCAACTTCAAAATCCAAATCAATTGGTTCCAATAATTTAACTAATAATTTAGTACTATCATTTGGATCTAGTTTCCAATTAATTAAAATTCGTTGTATGTCATCACCAAAATTTAATAATGTCTTTAGATATCTTTCCGGATCAGAAAAATTTTGTACAATGTTTCTAATTTTTTGTTGTAGTGCGTCAGTCATTGCTTGTCGCAATGGTACTAACACAGGATCATACGGAGCAATATTAATATTTAACGGTAATTCCGTTTGTGATAGTTGTACATTTTCTTGTTCTACTCGAATTACAAATTGGATAGATTGTGCTCCGGGAGTCGGAGCAGTCAGCGGTGCAACCAACGGAATTCGATTTTCAATTGGTTTCTGCAATTCTTGTATATTTGTTTTTATCTGTTCCGGTGTTTGTTGTATAGTTTGTAATGTGATTTGCGGTTCTATTGTTGGAGCGACTATTGTTACCGTTGATATTGGTACTATAGGTTCTGCAAATTCCGCTGTGTCTGGGTTTGGTGCGAATACCGTTACTTGTCGTGGGGGTGGTGGAAGTATAGTAGGTAACACACGAAGTATTACCCCACCCGCAGCAGCTTCATTTACACCACCAGTTAATATTCCGCGTTCGTATGCTTCTATTACATCTACCGCATTGGCAGTTACCCAGACCACACCACCAACGGCAGTTTTTATTCTGACTGCAGTAGGAAAATGTGTATAAATATTATTAGCCTGTTCGTAATTATTATAATCTTGGTCTGTTAGAGATTGTACTGCAACCTCACCGGACAATATCTGATCATCTATACTAGGGCCATTCTGTATTTTGTAATCAGCTGGGTTTATAGCCATATAATTCCTTGCTTATATTTGATTTGATGTTACTACACCACCCGATTCCACGGTATTACCACCTACATTCATATTTACTATGTCTAATTCGGTGGTTCCACGCCCAGTACCACCACCGCCGCCACCACTTGTATAGTATGAACAACTACCATCATTTATGGTTGCCGATGGATTATAATTCAATGCTACGAAATCGGTACATCCGAGTGTATCATAAATACATGTTACATCATTAATTGTTGCTTGTGGATTATAATTTTTTGCTTGCGGATCCATACACCCAGATATAGATTCTACACAACTTCCATCATTTTCCATTGCACGAGGATTATAATTAACCGCTGTGCTAGAAGTACATCCTTTTATAGATACACAACTACCATCATCTTTTGTTGCATCTGGATTATAATTGGACATTCTTGGGTCTGTACACCCGTACACATCTGTTTTTCCAACAAATTCAGATACACACGATGTTGTACATCCAGTTTTACATTCACCAACAACCAGATTTCCATAATCAGGTGTATTAGTTAAATAATTTTGTATATATCGACATACAGCTGCAAATCCTCTACTATCTGCCGGACCAACCGAATATATTTGTCCAATTGTTGTACACACAGTTTCATTGGTGCATCCAAAATTACAACATACATCATTTGGACATGCAACAATATCAGAAGACGCATTATAATTTGTAGCTGACGAATTTTTGCAACCTATAAATTTACAAGAACCATTATCTTGCGTTGCTGCTGGGTCGTAGTTTGTTGCTGTGATATTTGTACATCCAGATTTGTTAAACAGACATGTACCATCATCCACCGTCGCTAATTCAAAATAATTTATTGCATTTAAATTTGTACATCCCAGTACTTGACCATTGATATATCGGCATGTTCCATCATTTTCGGTTGCTTGTGGATTATAATTTGCGGCTTTACCATCCGTACACCCAAGTACGGGTCCGCAGTTTCCAAATCTATCAGGAAATGTACATCGTCCATCATCTATGGTTGCATTCGGATTATAATTACATGCATTAGAATTTTGACATCCGTATACGTCATGCGGTTCGCAAATATCAGGTAACGCGGGTTTGGTTGCATTTGGATTATAGTTTTTTGAGTTAGGATCCAAACAACCAAATATATCATTCGTTGCTGTTGTTATGTACGAGCATGTGTCATTTTTAGAAATTGTTGCAATTGGATTATAATTTACCGCGTTTCTGTCTGTACATCCTTCTATCGGTAATGCATAGGTACAATCTGCGGATGTGTTTGCATTGGGATTATAATTTAACGCGGTAGAATCTTGACAGCCAGGAATACTTTGTATACAACTTCCATCATCTTGCGTAGCTTGGGAATTATAGTTTAATGCGGTTCTATTTGTACATCCGACAATTGGAATTACCTCTTGAACGGGAGGAAATTCACATTGCGTGTTTATATTTGCGGACGGGTTGTAATTTATTGCATTGGAGTTTGTGCAACCATATATCTTTGCGATGCACGAACCATCATCCACCGTAGCTAAATTATTATAATTAAAAGCAGTTGTATCCGTACATCCACGATAAATAACAGGTAGTGGTGGCGACGGTGGTGGCGGTGGTGGAAGTGGTGGTAGTGGTGGTATAATAATAGGTTCTGCCGTTGCTATAAAATTAATTGTTGCGGGAATTATTCCTGCGGGCAACGATTCCATTACATTTAAATCATATGATATCGTAAATGTTTTACTTTCTTGTGGTTCGAGTGTCAATTGATTTGGTGTTAATATAGAACCATCAAAGGTATCTTCAACCAATACTGTAATTCTGAACACAGTGGATATATTAGTGACCGTTACGTCTTGACTCGATATAGCACGGTCACGCAATTTATAGTTTGCAACAACTTGTTGTGTTGAAAATGTCAAATAATCAGCAGCATTTGCCATACTTTACCTCAAATCAATTGAATTTTACCTTGAACCAACAGTCCAAGATTATTATTTAAAAACGCATTATCTACAGCTCGTTCTACTAATATATCTAGTTCACTTGCTTGTAATCTATCAAATATATTGCTTTCTTTTGTTGCGACTACCAACTGCATAAATTCATCATATATGGCCGCACTAGCAATTTCTATCGTTTGATTTAATTCATCCGGAAGTTCTCGCTCTACAGCAATCAATTGTGTTTGTAAATCGGGAATAATTTGATTTAAGTTATCATTTACATTTAAAATAAATTCGTCACTTTGTACAGGTTCGAATTGTTCATTACTAACAACATCCCCCTCGTTCAATCCCATAATAGCACTCATAGCACCACCGGCCAAAATTCGTGGTAACCCAGGTTCTATAAATTCAAATAATTCTTGTTGTTCGGTCGATGTAAATGCTACATTGAATCCAAGTCGTAATTCAGTTCTGGAATCGGAAATTTCTTCAATCGATAGTTTTCTATTTCCATAGGTACCAATTTCATCAGAAAACAAATTGATGACTAAGGTATATGTTCCTGGTGAAAGGAATATTCCCAGTTCAGTTTGTATTCGTGTCATGTCCAAAACCACTTTTTCTTCCCGAGTTCCATCGGGTAATAGCAGTGAACGAATAGAAATTATACCAGAATTTAATGATACAATAGTTGTATTAATTAAATTATTTTGTGTATCATAAAAATGTAATTCCAAATTATCATCAATATCAAACCCAAACTCCGCAGGTAATCTGCCAGTAAGAATTTCAATATCATTTTCTGATTCCGCTAATCGTGAAATGGGAAATGATTGTGGTTTGGTCGGAATTAATTGAACATAGTTTGGTTGTTTTGGCATATACTATTCCTGCGACAATGTTTTTTCCAACTCATCTTTCATTTTATATAACACGGATAATACATTTTCTCTTGGCATGGGTTTATATCCCGCGGGTATCTGTATTTCTGCGGAAGTTCCTTTGATATTTGTTAGTACTTTCGGTGATCTGACAGTTTTTGATAATGCCGCTAATCTTCCTGCCAGAGATAACTTTCCAATTAACTTATTAAACAATGTAGATTTTTGTATTTTTATCAATGTAGGTACACCACTTAAAGTTTCTAATACTGTGTATGGTGTGTTTTCTTGTTTGGTGATATCGTCTTTAACATCGGCCAATCGTTTATCTACTGACGAACGAGGTATTTTTCGTTCCGGTGTTGCACCCGTATACTCACCACCAGATGATGTATATGCTTTTTTACCTGGTGCTACCGTTATCATTTCTTGTTGTCCTTGACTATTAGTTCCACCCGTACCCTGCATTGTATCTTCAATCTGTTGAATACCAATATTTAAAGTATTGATAGCACTATTAACTGTGTCTATTCCAGGTATTACACCCGCAATGCTTGGAACTCCCGTTCCCATTTTTATCAAAGCATTTTCTTGAACACTTGGTATAGGATCAATGATATCGTCGGAAGTATCTGCCGATGCAAACAATCCAGCTTCGTCAGAAAATGCGCTATCTGGTGATATTTCACTTCCAGTTCCCGCATCTACAGTGACAAAATCATTTGGTCCTGGTCCTGTTCTGATTACATTAACTTCCGCGTTTTGTTGCGAAGTTTCTTGTGATACAGAAGGTCTAGCATCCGTGGTGGATCCTACATATCCACCAGGAATTGAACCTGGTCCGTTCGTCAATCCCACGAAATCCAATGCAGCTAATTGATCTTCTTCTTCTGGTGTAGTTATTTCACTTGGTGATACTCTACGAATTGCATCAAATCCGGCTAATTCTGAGAAGTTTTCATCAATTTCCGCAGCTGCTTCATTTGCTGCGTCAAAATCACCAATAGCTGCTGCAGCTGCCAAATCTTCCAAGTTAAGTAATGCATTCAATGCCAATTGTCGTTGTTCGGATAGTGTTCCGATAAAATCAGGTACCGCCAGTTCATCGTCCAATTCTGTAAAAAAGTTATCCAGTGTATATTGTTTATATACATCTCGAACAATTGAATTTATATAATATTGTGGTTTATTTAAATCAGTTTGTCCATTTTGCATCTTTATTATTGCAATGTTATTTGGTGTATATTCCACCACATTGTCCAATTCTAATACATCAGATTTGTTTGTTGCGATTCTACGTGGCGTATAAAATTCTTTTTCAGCAGTAAACAATACCTCTTCACCGTCCGTTAATTTTATACGAAGTGTAAGGTCTTCTTGTGGACTTTGAAAATCTGGTGTTTCTATATATGTTTTCTCTATGTAACGAACATCTGCCATATTATGTTACTTCCGTTGCAGTAAGTTTATTATTACTTTACAATAAAAGTAAACAATTCCGGAAGAATGAAATTATCTTCATCCCCATTGTTTATATTTAAAGAAATTTTATAGTATCTATTTTTGTATAATGGTGTGGTGTCCAGTATAAAATACGAACCCGTTGCATCACATTCTATTTTTGATCCATTATCAAATGGAACTATCGAAGTTCCTGCCTGGTAGTCCACAACACTAACATACGAAGTTTGTGGTAAATAATACTTGTTTTTATATCGAAGTGTTGCGTCAAAATTCTTTTGGGGGTACTTGTCACGAACCACAAATCGTACTTTCTGCTTCGTTCCCTTAATATAAGTTTCTGCTGCGTTACGCGGAATAACCATAATATCCGATGTGTTGGGAATTGGTTTCAACGATCCAGTAGTAAATACTGCACTGTTCCACAATATTTCTAATGTAGGTGCATGTACGGTATGCGTTTGACGAGAAAAGAACTTAATGTTCCCTGCGTTGGTTTGATCACTGTCACTTGCCGGTGGGACTCGTAGTGCCAATCCATACCAATTTAATGATTGAGACACGACCGGTTGCATAATAGATGAGACATCAATACGCAAATCTTGTAATGGATACTCACTCAATGTTATACTTTGTGATGGGGTAGTAACTATCGGACCCCCATCCACACTCCACGATACGGCAGCGGTGGATTGTCTCCACGTTGCACCGTCACCGGCGTTCTGTGTTTGTTGTACAAAATATCCCGATCCTTCTGTCCACGATGATGACACTCGATAGACTAATATTTGTTGGTTAATTGGTAGCTTTTCTGCATTTGCTATTTTAAGATTTAAAAAATATGACGCAGTTGCTGGTGTTGATCCGCTTGCGGGTAGTGTGAAGTTTATTAATGTACGAGCAGAACTACCCGTATATGCTATTCCCAAATCTTCAGGAGCAGCCACTTTACCTACTTCTAATATTTCATCCAATCCAGCGTTATTAGTAGGAAATCGTTGATACAAAGTTGTATCTGCGGACGATGTTAGTATTATTCTCATTGTCTTGCCGTCCCCACTATATCTGTTTCTGGGTATCGTATCTCGAATATACATGGATCCAATGATGGATATAATACATCATCGACAATTGCCTCTGCTATATCGTAACGATAATTTTGGTAATCTCGTCCATCTTTGAAAAAATATTTATTTGTAATTTCCAAATTATTCACACTCTGCACTCCTTCTTGTGCAACAACCAATACCCGAAGATCTGATAGTTTAATTGGTTGATTAATTTGCCATTTACGAACATTGAAATATGCACGAATCTCGTCCAAACATATAGCTAATACATCTTGTAAATTATATCCTTTATATACTGTTATGTCGAATGATACTCCAATATTCACTATAAATGAATCTAAGATATTTACTTGATCGGTTAACATTCTATATTTTGATAAATATGATTGTACATTTTTCTTTACCAAAGAATTCAATGTGGTTAATTTACCACTTTGATTGTATCCCAACATATACAAGTTAATAGCGTTAGGTTTTGGATTATCTTCAACATATACACGGTTAGTATCTAAATCTTGATCTTGTAAATTAATATTTGGTGGTAATGCTTGAATCTTATTTTGTTGATTATCAGATACGGCAAATACCTTTGCTACAGCTCCAAATTTAGCTGGCATTGCTAATACACGACTTTCGTAATCTTCACGAGTAACAACACGATTCTGTGCATTTAAAAACGATAGTGCTCGTTGACGAATTTCCTCTACAGTTTCACCATCCAATCCACCCGTTGCTGGCATTGCGTTAAACACCGATACGGTAGATTTGATGTCATTAAATAATGCCAATTCGTCTGAATTAAATTCCGTTGTGTCGTTTACTATGTTTAATACGCCAACTTCTGTTATAGTACCCGATGCAACGTTCGTTTCAATTCCGCCACCAACCGAGTATTCAATTGTTAATGTTGTGTTTGCAGGTGATAATCCAAAACTATCTGTGTTTAAAAAATCTGTATTATCCAGCGATACACTTGCTAAATTAGTTGTATAATCTTCGTTTGCTACTTGTCGTGCATCCAAAGAAACAATATCTTCCGATATATTACCTTGTCCAGACCCAAATAATATTTGTAATTGTTTTTCGTTGTTCAATCTGGTAACAAATCTACGAGGGACCGTTCTAAATTTTATTGTATACGATGGATTCGTTGATTCCGATTCGCTGTTAGTATATACGACTTCTTTATCATCAATAATAGTATCTTGTGCGAGATATTCTACTTCGTACCACAGATTCCCTTCGGAATCTAAAACTTTCGACACAGAATTTACATTATTATCACCCAGAACAATTGTAGAAAATTTCGAAGGATCTCCGAAAGAAAACGATTGCGTACGCAATTGTCCAGCCATTACTTTTACAGTTTTTGTTATAAGATATGTAGTAATTTGTAATGTGTCATCACTAATTTGATATGGTTGTATAGATCGATTTGTTGAATCTGCAAAATCTACAAATTCCAAGCTTCGAAACGAAACAATATTTTCACCTGTTGTTGAGAATGTAGAATTTCTATCAATTCGTAACATATATGTTGAGTCAGGAACAAATCCATCATCAGGACCTTTTGCGGGTACAATTTGTGATATCAATACTTCGGTAACCGCCGGAATTATTGTCTTTGGTTTATATCCAAACGCTTGTGCAATATTAATAATATTTTTTTCTTCTTCTGCGTATGCTAATAAATTTTCTTTAAATTGATTGTCAATATAAAAAGATAATACATCACCAACATATGCAGCAAGTTCTAACATTATCATTCCTGGATTTGATTCGTTAAAATCTGTCCATGTTGAAGGATAATATTGTTTTGTAAATGTTATCAAATCAGCTTTAAAATCTCTAAAATTTTTATTTAGATATTTTACTTCTTTGGATGTAACATTCTGTAATTTTCTAACCACACCATTGTTTAATGACATACTTTATCTCAAATTGTAGTTAATCTTCCAGAACTGATCAAGCTTCCTTGCGCAACTTCACCAATTCTTAATTGTACAGATTGTACCGCCAAAGGATTATTTACAAACCCGTATTGGACATACAATAAAATACTATTATCATTCAAAAATGTTTCTTCGTTTAATATTTGTACTTGTCGTAATCTTAAATACGGCATCCACTGGTTTACGGCATTAAGCACATACTGCTGTGCTAACTCTTGAACTTCCGTGGTTTTTTGTTCAAACAGTAATTTTGGGAGATCACAACCAAATCCAGGATTACCTACTCGTTCTCCTTTCATAGTTAACATCAAATTAATAAATTTTGACTTTTCGTTTTCCAACGCATCCGCTGTGGTTGCAAAATACCCACGAGAAGATCGTTGTAATGGTAACGGAGATCCCAAATATACTGTTTTTGACATATATTAATTACCAAGCCCCATTTTTTTCATGAGTTGGCTGTAATCACGATTAATAGCGTCCACGGCGGGTTTTACATTGGGATTGTTAATATCTACCGTGGTATTGTCTGGCATGATCATTCTGTCCGTACTTGCCGATAACGTGTCACCCATTCGTTCCAATCCCATCATAGCTGCTAATTTTGAACGGTCAATAGAAGATTTTTTGGTAGGAGCAGATTCTACAATTCGTTGGGTACCTTTAATTTCTGCTATAGCTTCGTCCAGTATAGCAGGAAGTAACTTCCGAACAGTTTTTTCCACCGATTCGTCCATTTGTTCCTTTACCAATTCTTTTACATATGCTCGAAATAATGCTTTGTCCATTCGTATCTCCTTAAAAAATTATAACCTTTTAGACCCTTTATTTAAATATCAAACTAATGTGAAATTAAACAATTATATTATACTTTTTGGTATGTCACTGTTACTAATATGTACACCCCGTCAACATTTCCAATTCTACTTAAAATATCATATTTAGTATTAGGATATTGTTGTGTAAATTTATCTATTGACAACGACATTTGTCTGGCGGTTGTCAATGTGGCCCCCTTCCCAATACCAACTATAAAATTTTTTATATTATTTGAGTTTAAAAACTGCGTTATACTCACATTTAATTCGTCTGTTTTCGTTTTTTCTGCGACAGTCATATTATCTACCACAGCAGAACTTTTTATATCACTACCAACTAATTGTCCATTTAAAATTTGTTGCGCAGATTGTATTCCCGACGCTGCTCGATTTACCAGAGAATTTGCTGCATTCAAACTTGTTAATGTTGAATTTCGTAATCGTTCTGCTTTTTTTTGCGCTTCTCGTATTTTTAATACTGTGGCATTTTGAGAAGCTGCGGCGGTATCTATGGTGCTTTCAATTTGTCGTTGTGCAGCAGTTACACCTGAACGAACTCTTCGAATCTGATCATATGCCTGATTAGTAACTGTATCTATTGCTGCATTTTTCGCTGCTATTACTTGATCGTATCTTGCCACTGCTTCTGAAAATGCCTTTCTGGTATTTGCTATTGTTTTCTGGAAGGCGTCTGCATTTTTATTATCTCTAATTTTTTCTTTTGATTCTTTTCTTGCTTGCTCTAATGCAACCTTCGATGTTTTTTGCGATTGTTTTTTAATTTTATCGACCAAATCTCGAATTTTCATCCGCAAATTAGATTTACGAACATTGAATGTTGGAAGTTTTGGTAACTTTGGAAATTTAAGTTTTCGTGGTATTTCTTTAAATTTACTAAGTAGTTTTAAAAACTTATCATAATTATCAGAAAATTTCTTTTGAAATTCTTGTTTTTTTCTGCGTAAGT